TATAAATCTGGGAAAGAAATACCAGTAGAGGTTGAGCCATCGTCGCCAGAACAATTTACTCCAGAGGTAGATGCAAAATCCGGATTTTTTAAAACTGTTGATCCTAAATATAAAAATGATCCATTCGGTGGACTTACAAGTAAACATTCAGATTGGAAATCACCATCAGGATCGTCTGCTAAAATTAGAATAATAGACACTAAGCCTCTACCAAGTGATAAAAATATAACTGTAGTCTTAACACATACAGTTTTTCCAGTAGTACCTCTTACAGGTGGGATATATAAAGGACTATACCCCCGTTCAGATGCAGAAAATAGTTTTAGTATAAGAGCATATAATCTTGACAAAGAAGAAGTGTACAGTATATCTCATTCGTTTTCTACATACAATGAGTTAGATCTAGCATCTATGCAAACAAACTTCGATAAGATAGACAGCACAATTAAACCTAAACATGTTGCATCGAAATATGATAGTTTTGATGTTGCTAGAGTTTACGGATTAGTTAACTCTGATAAACAAGATGAGCTGGATACTAATCAAAAATTTCAGAAAAGTAAACAAGAATTATCGGATTTAATGCGACACATGATGTCAGGTACATGGGACGGATCGTATAAAGGAGCAAACGAGTATATTAAGCAGAGATTACATGATCCTCGTAGTTATGATTACGTTAGTACAGTGGTTATCGGTACTAGTAAAACTGGCACCATGGGTGAAATTTTAGTTACTTATAGAGCTAAAAATAAGATGGGTGGACTTGTAAAACAAGACATAATTTTAAATGTTAATAGAAAAGGTGAAATATTTAGCCATTCAGATAAATCGAGTTTAATGTAATGCGTTTTATAGAAATATCAAAACCTCTAGTAACTAGAGTAATCAATGAGAGCTTGTTGTTAGAAGCAGACGGCAAGAACACTCACATGGAACACCTCGAAGATAATATCTTTAACAAAGGATACCAAGGAGCCAAAGAAGCAGTAGACTACTTATACAGTTTACATCAAATGTTAGAAGGCTCAGCAAAGGGTGCTTTTGATATGACTGTTAAGTGGGACGGCTCACCTGCATTAGTATGCGGAAAAGATCCACAGTCAGGTAAATTCTTTGTAGGTACTAAAGGTGTGTTTGCAGGAAAAGCAAAACTTAACTTCACAGACGAAGACATCGATACTTATCATGCAGACCGCGGTGAGAATAGCGGTGAAGGTTTACGAACAAAATTAAAAGTAGCACTTAGAACGTTAGGTAAACTGAATTGGGACACAGTTGCACAAGGCGACATGATGTTCATGAAAGGTGATATCAAGGAATTATCGCATGACGGTGAAGCACTTATATATTTTAAGCCTAACACCCTTGCTTATGCGGTACCAAAAGATAGCGACTTAGCAAAGCAAATGATGGCAGCTGAAATTGGCATAGTATGGCACACAGAATATGCAGGCGGCCCAACACTAGCAGATACAACAGCAACTTTTGGATTTGATTCTGAAAGATTAGGCAGTACATCAAGTGTTTGGCAAACAGATGCTAACATCAAAGATGTATCAGGCACAGTAACAATGACTGCTGAAGAATCAGCAAAAGTACTAGCAACTATCAAAGCTGCTGACACTTACACTAAACAAATTAGTAGCGAAGTGTTTAGTTGGTTAGAGAAAGGCAACGACTTAGTAGGTAAAGATTTCTTACAACAACTAAAAGCCACAGTGAATAATAAGATTAGAGCAGGAGACTTTGGCTCCCCTGAGAGTTTAGCAAAAGAATTTGTTGTAAAGTGGATTGATAAGTCTACAAAAGAAATTGATAAAGTAAAAAGACAAGCAACAAAAGATGCTAAAACAGAAAGCATGGTTAAGACTGTAGCATTCATTAAACAACATGCTAAAGAAATAACAGCAGTATATGATTTGTACTTGATGCTTATTAAAGCAAAACTAGTTATCATAGACAAGTTAGGAAAATTACAAAGCACACAAACTTTTGCAGCTGACGGCGAAGGATTTAAAGCCACAAGCGGAGAAGGCTTTGTTGCTATTGATAGAATTGGCAATGCTCTTAAACTAGTAGATAGGATGGAGTTTAGCAGATTGAATTTCGGAACAGGGAAACCTACATCGTAATGGAATTAGAATTTATAGATCAAGAAATTTCAGAAAGTAGATTGTATAGATCTACTGGGCAAATGCGTCAGCTCACTGGCAGGAATGTTGCTGATTTACTTTACCTCAATACTCTTGCACTTTACATGATGGTACAGGATGATGTACAACACAGTTATGCATCTAATTATGCAAAGCAAACATCTCAGTATGGTGGATACAGTACTTTTAGAACAAGTGCCACTGACTTATACATACTAGCATATACATTAACTAATCCAAAAAGTGATAAAATAAATTTAAAGGACAGAATGTCAAGTACTTCTTTCTTGAATAATTTAAACTTCGATTTTAGAAAACATTTTATGTTTATGAAAAAAATTGCAAACGGCTCAGACAGAAAAAACGAAGCAGTTAGTTATTTTTTTAGACTAGAAGCACAACTTCAAATAACAGATTCAAAATACAAATCATATCGTAGATATATCACAGACTGGGGAAACTTAAAGTTTTCAAGTAGACAGTTAGTGGTAACTAAAATATTACAAACAATGCGTTACATAGGTAGAGGCAGTGAACTGTTAAGTCCTATGAGTACAATGACCAAATATAGATCATATACCACAGAGCCAGCATACGATGTGCCTAGAACTACTTTTGCACAAAAAGTTGCAGGTGCAGCAATAGGTGCAGCAGCAGGTAGATATGCCGCTAAGAAAGTAACACAACTTGCCAAGAATAAACCTAATACACTTAAAAAAGCAGGTACAGGTATCGGCGCAATTGCAGGCTATTGGGCAGCAGGTAGGAAGAAGAAATGAAGATAAATGAAATTATTCTACTAGAAAGCGATGCTGAACTAAGAGATAGATTAGCTCAAGAATTTGATGACGAGTATGGTGATGGTTCAGGTAACAAATTACCCCAATTCATAATGTTAGACAAAGCAAGTGTGGTTGCACTAGCAGTAGGTTACATTAAAAGACCTAAGTGGAGCCCGGGTATGGCATTAAAGTATGCTGTGAAACAACTGTATCCAGACTTTAAAGTAACATTCTCAGGCATGGATGACATGGAACAAAGTATTTTTAAAAAAGCAAAACCTAATCAAGATACAGACAAAGATGGCAGAGAAGACAGCTTACAAAACAAAAATACTCAGAATAAAACATCTGCCGCTCTTCAAAAATTAAAAGCAAAACCAGATAGTAGTGGTGTAGGTAGAGGGCAGTACACTCAGTATAAAGATGGCACAGATAGGGCTAGTGGCGGTAGCGGAGGCACATTATCAAATATAAAGAGGAAACTTAACCCGTTATCAGACCTAGATACCACAGATATAGGAACAACTATATCCAGTGCAGCCGCAAAAGCCAAAAGCAAAATGAAAAATTTAGACAAATTTAGAGTCGGAAAATAACAAAAAAAGATAAATATATACATAGAGCATAAGCTCGATTTATATTCAGGAGAATTAACATGGCACAAGCAAACCCAAACGCAGCAGTAAGAGCAGCTAACGGTCTAGTAGGTACTACTCACGTATTATCAGTAGACGACGTATCAACAGTTTCAGTTGAAGCAGCATGTTTAGAAGCTCAAAATGAGTTCTTTACAGTTGTAGCAGTAGAAGACGACGTAGCAAATGACGGATGTCACATTGTATTACAAGGAAGTGGAGCAACACCTTCAATCACTGGTACTACATTAGTAGCAACTTTTGGCTAAGTCTTAAAACAACTTATTGTTTAAAAATCCTCACTAGTTGGGGATTTTTTTTGACTAAAAAAGATAAATAATAGCATAGAACATTAGTTCAATTTTTTCAGGAGAATTAAAATGGCACAAACAGATAGAAGATCAGCAGCAGCAGGTGAGTTTATTGGTAAAGATGTATTCCTTAAGAGCTTTCAACAGCAGGCAGGTAATATTTCAGGAACTCAATTAACAGCATTAGTTAGCTCTGTTCAAAACTTAAACCTTTCAGTATTAAAAGTTGGCGCAGTATCAGGTGATACAGTTAAAATGATTGTTGAAGGTGCAGACAACTTAGCAAACGGTGATATTGCAGCACACGTTATTGCTGACGTTTCATTCTAAGTTTATTAGACTTATAACATTAAAGGGCAGTTTACTGCCTTTTTTTGTGATTAAAATAAGATAAATATGTGTATAGGGCATTAGGTAGCCCGTTCAATTTGGAGTAATAAAATGGCACAAACAAGAGTAAATGGTTTTACTGAAGACTTAAATGCTTTTGGTAGAGAACTACACGTTGCAACTGCAACAGTTTCAACAAACATGACCCAAGCAAAGATGGATGCTTTAATACAAGCAATCACTGTACAAAATTATACTATTACTGGAATCGAAGGATTTGTAGTAGATGTAGCAACAGCAGTTCACATTGCATACGAAGGCGGCCCAGCACTTGCTGATGACGCTACTAATGCATTTGGTGTAACTGGATGTGCATGGGCTTCAGTAGTTTCCTTCCCAGGCTAAACTAATCCTTACTACCTTAGGGATCGTGCTTAGTTGCACACTAAAAGCACTCTTCGGAGTGCTTTTTTTTGACCAACAAAAATTTTTATACACCTGTTAACAGTTTGATGATAAATAGTGTGTATACGGAGACACACATGA